GCTGATAAATGGGTGTTCGCGTGAGCGAGAAAACAACATCATTATTATTGGCTTTCCTATACACAAAACAAAATAAAATTTTTGGCAATATTCAGACCTCCAGACATGAAGGTCTTTTGCCATATATCTGTGTGACATTCAACTATTCAGGCAATGATGTGGTCGTGCAGATATACAATGATAATTTCATCAAGATAAAAGTAGATAGTTATTCATGGAATATGTGCGACAGTATCAGAACGTTGCGAGATTCCATATACAAACTAGAATACTATAACTACAGACATTGACCAAAATCATTAAACCGACAGGTAACGTAAGTCATTGATTTATAAAGGCTTTTTTGTTGCTAAAATACAACAGAAAAAGGCTTGACTTTGGGTGCCATTGGGCATATAATTAGTACATAGAGTTGAGAAAAGGAACTGAAATGTCTGCACTAGTTGAATACACCCTCGAAATCTACAAGACTGACAAGCGTACCAAAGAAGGTAAGCGTCTCGTGGTGAAGCAAGATTTTGCACCGAGTACTAAGGACTATATTAATACCGTTGCTGACAGCAAGCGTAAGTTGGGCTTCATCGTTGAAGTGTTTGAGACTTTCATCACCCGCAAGAACATGATGAGTGGTAAGGAGTTTCAGGAGCGTTATGATACGCCCTACTATTGCTCTCCTTCTAGCGAATCTTACTGGAGCATGTAATCATGAACTTTGGTACTAACATCAACAAGCGTCATGGCGGACCTTATGATCGTGGTAGTGCTGATGCCTACTATCAGCGACCTTTCAAGCCCCACTATTACAAGGGCGATACAGGTTCCAGCGAGTTGGTCACTGAAGATGATATGACCGATACTGAAATCTTAGAGTACAACACTGGCTTTATTGAACAAGTCGCCTCAGGCGAATTTAAGGAGTGGTAACATGGGTTATCGTATACTGAACGAAATGGAACGTAAGTTCCAACCTAGAAAAGGGCTAGAAGGTCCTTTTCATTATCCTAGCGGTCGTGTATTATATTACGATGCTAAGGCAGGTGAGTACTGGGATCCTACTACGGATTTCTATGTTCCAAGCGATGAGGTCTCTAGGTTGCAAAATCAAATTTTCGATAAGGTGAGGATGTAACATGGGATTCTTTAGTTGGCAATGTGCCAAATCTGAAAAGCCGGTCATGGCAGAAGTTGCGGTGCGAGGTAGCAATTGGGAATTTGCTAGCGATGTTGTCGTCTTATTTAAAAACGGTGATCGCATCACAGGTATCTACGATGGTTACGGGAGAGTCAACGGATTTGAGTTGATTGATCTTCCTGAAGATCGATGGCGTATGGTGATTGAAAAATATTATGATAACGAAACATTTGACAAACTGCCTCAAAACAAGTATGATAGAGGTCAAGGTTTCTTTTATAATGATGATGAGTTAGAAGAAATTTTCAAGGAGAATGTTCATGGCTAAGTTGAATACTGCTACTACTAAAAAGAGGACCAAAGTAAAAATGTCAAATTTTAAACTGACTACCCCAAAGGGTATTGCTATTAACATTTCTAAAATCTACAATCCTGTAGATCCTAAGAACATGGTAAAGCGTAAGCCTAAAAAGATCACTGATCTTATTGATTTGGCCGAGCAGAATCCAAAAGTCATGAGTGCTATCAATCAACTTATTGCACAAGGTGTGCAATTTAGTGTCAATGATTTTGGCGTATCAGGATATACGAAACTTAAAGATTTTCTGTTTGATGAGATCGCCCAACGAGATTTGGTTATGACGCATATCTCTGGCACTCTCCCTGTCTTTACTCCTACACTAACAAGTCCTGCTTTTGTGGCAGATGTTAACGGAGACAAGTATAATTATGATACGCAACATGGTCTTACTATGTTCGCATTGTTATGCAAACATGGTCGTATCAAAGAAGTTAAGCCTGATGATTACTTGAATGCGCAGTATGCATCATATACTATTCCCAACGCAAGTGCAGGCTTGCCAGCATATAGTGCGATGACTAGAAACGGCTTGGGTCAAGTAAAGTGGTCTAGTCTAGACCATCACAAAACTAAAGTTGGATTGGCTCGACAATACCCACAGCATTATGGTACTATGTTTGCCAAAGAAGCCCGACTGCAAGATTTGTTTGAACTTTATGAGGCTATTCCAGTCAGCACCAAGAGTGTGTTCTCTGGTAAAGCCGGTACTGTAAGTCGTGTTGATGCGGCATACAAGTATGAAGAATCTCAAGTTGAGTTTACACTGGAACGACATAAAGCACATTGGCATGGCATTTTGCTTGACGATGCGGCATATGGTTATTATGGCAACATGATTGCCTATAGCAAGAGTGTTGGTTGGTCTAAAAAAGATTTGCTAAAACTTACAGATCATTTAGATGCTATCGTGTTTGACTTTTTTACGGACCTCGCAGGTTGCCGTACTGAGGTCATCAATACTCATGCACGTTGGTTCAAAGCATGTAACCCGTTAGCAAAGAAAATTCCTAACCCGACTGATGATTGTTTCTTGGCTATCATACAGAAAATTTATTTGAAACTTAATGGAACCAGTCAAGTGACCAGTCATGCATATAACTATGTGCATGTCAGCAAAGATATCTATGATTACTTGCCTGCTGAGATTATTAACAAGGTAGATACTTATGTCCAAAATAACATTGCCTGGTGATTGTTCTTGGTTCTATCTGATAGAACTATGGCATAATCATATCAAAGGTTTCGGTATTACGACAAACGAAGAGCGCAGATTGCGCAAAGGTTATTGTTATCCGTCAGCCTCTATCCAAGAGTTTTGTCATCTATACTATGGCAAAAGATCACAGATACAGGCATTAGAACGTTGGTTCAAAAATGAACATCGTAGTGAGTTGTTGGTACTGATTGATCGTAAACTTGAATGGATCGATCCTAGTAGTGATTTGAACGACATGAAAGAAATGGTCAATACTATTGAGGACCGAATTGTTGTTGCTAACTACGGCGAGATTTACCGTGTTAAAGCACAACATTTGCCCTACAAACCCAGCGATTATTTCAAGGATATCAAAAAGAACCCTAGTTACTATCTAGAGGTCGTGTAAGTTGTTGTTTTTAAACAACAAAATATCCATAAAATAGTGGAAAAAAGTGGTGAAAAAGGCTTGACTTTGGGTACCCAAGGGACTATAATTAATACATAGAGTTGAGAAAAGGAAACAGAAATGCAAATCGCTACAGCAATCAAGATTCTTCAGAAAGAAGCAGAATTTCTCGGAATGCCCCTGCTTGAGACACTGGAGTTCATCAAGGCTAACCCACTAGCCCAACCCCGTCAGACAATGATCGCGTTCAATGTCTTTATGGGCGAAGGTGCTAAGATGTTTGCTAAGGCTTGACATTGGTCCTGCAAGGTACTATAATAGTTATATCGTAAGTTGATTAATTGGAGATGAGTATGTCAACAGTTCGTATTTTAAATGGGTCTTATCGTAACACTCAAGTTGTTGATCAGATGTTTACTCTGGTCAAGGGCTTTCAGTCAGGTAAGAAAGGTAACTATGTCACGGTGCGTAACGAGGGCCAGTTCCCTGAGTTTAGCGGCATCGATACAGTCAAGGTAAAGGTAGAATCAATGAATGATATTGAGTTCTTAGGTGGTGCTGTTGCGCAAGTGCCCAGCACTAAGCAAGTTGCCGCGACCCCTGTAGAAACTGACGAGGAAGCAATCGCACGTATTCGCACACGTTTTGCGATTCTTGATGAAATGTCAGCGGCTACTACTAAGGGTGGTATTCGCGCAATGATCGTATCAGGTCCCCCGGGCGTTGGTAAATCGTTTGGTGTTGAACAGCAGTTAGAGAAAGCGGCTATGTTTGACAAGATTGCAGGTCGTCCACTCAAGTTTGAGATCGTCAAAGGTGCTATGACAGCACTGGGTCTCTATGCTACATTGTTCAAGCATAGTGACAAGAACCACGTGTTGGTGTTCGATGACTGTGACAGCGTGTTGATGGATGATCTCGCGTTGAACATTCTCAAGGCCGCACTTGATAGTGGCAAGCGCCGCAGAATTTACTGGAACAGTGATTCTAGCATGTTGCGCCGCGAAGGTATCCCTGACAGTTTCGACTTCAACGGTTCTTGTATCTTCATCACTAACATCAAGTTCGATCACTTGAAGAGCAAGAAGTTGCAGGATCACTTGGAAGCGTTGCAGTCACGTTGTCACTTTCTTGACTTGACTATTGATACGGAGCGTGACAAGATGTTGCGTATCAAACAGGTGCATCAGGATACTGATGGTGGATTGTTTCGCGATTACTTTTTCGAGAATGATGAAGGTGATCAAGTGTTGCAATTCATGTTTGACAACAAGGCCCGATTGCGTGAGTTGAGTATGCGTATGGCACTCAAGATCGCTGATCTGGTCAAGATCAGTCCCAACTGGAAGATGTTGGCTGAGAACACGGTCATGAAGCGGGCATAACGACTCATCTCCGTAACCCGCGGATTGAAGAGGCCCAGAAATGGGCCTCTCCTTTTTGTTTGAAATATTTACTACAGTCTTATATAATATTGTGATGATACTATTATCCAAGCGAGAACATTTATTACACTATATGCTTCAAGGGTATGTTCACTTGAGCAAAAAGGATTATGGTTTCTTCAACAATCTACAATACATCATTAAAACAAATAATCGTGTAACCACTAATCAAAATAAATTGTTTGAAAAGTTACTGACAAAGTATCAACGACAACTAAAGAAATTGGGACATAAAGTAGAGGACCTTATTGGTGTCAAGTGGGAAGTAGAAGTGGTGACGAGTGCCCAAGAATACTTAACTGCATATATTCAGGTAACTGAAGGTGACATTCATATTCGCACCCCTTTCGATACTAAGTTCATTCAATCATTCAGAAATCTAAATGACAATAGTTTCTTATGGCATAAAGATAAAAAGGTATATATATCACCTTACAATACATATGCATTGAAATCTGCCGTCATGTTGGTTAACAAACATTTCGATAATGTCACTTATTGTGATGAGACTAGTAGGCTATTAGATACTGTTAAAGAATATGAATCACTAAGTTGGACTCCTACTTTACGCAAAATAAATGATATGTATTTGATAACGGCTATCAATAATTATCTATACGAGGCTATCAAACATATCACTCTCAATAATGATCCAAAAACACTATTAGAATTGTCAACACATGGTATAGCCATATCTGACGATATCGTACAAGATAATTCATTACTGACATTTGCAAGTGCATACGATGCAGTAGTAGATTTAGATTGTTTTGATCAGGTTGCTGAATGGTTAAAATTACTAGGTATAGAGCATGTCTTTACGTCCAAAGAAGTCATATATAATAAAGAAATCAGTAACTCTATCAAAGTATCGTTATTGAAATATGGATTGACATGTAGCCCACTGGGATCAACTGACCATACTAATGCAGTACTATTAAAAACTAACACCATGACTAGTACAGCAACTTATCACCCTAAAAGAATGAACAAGATTATACATTTAACAAATAGCAGGCCTATAGAGGTACGATGAGAGAAGCAAAAATCATAATCAAAGATGAAGTCAACTGCAAGATCGAAGGTCTTGAGTTAGACTGCCGCAAAGCATTGATGCGCAAGTTCGAACACGAAGTACCCGGCGCACGTTATCTGCCCGCGGTACGCCTCGGTAGATGGAATGGTAAGGTCAGTTATTGTAGCCTAGCGGGTAGCACATACATCAATCTGATACCTGATATCGTTCCCATATTACAAGAATATGATTATGATATCGAATTGGTTGATATGCGTGAATATCAAACTACTTTCGAATTTACTCAAGTGTCCATGGATTCGTTTTCCGATAAGGTATGGCCCAAAGGTCACGTTGAAGAGGGCAAGCCTATCATGTTGCGCGACTATCAGGTAGAGATCGTCAATAACTTTTTAAAGAATCCGCAATGCATACAAGAAGTAGCGACGGGTGCAGGTAAGACTATCATGACTGCGGCTCTAAGTAAATCAGTAGAGCAATATGGGCGTAGTATTGTCATCGTACCAAACAAAAGCCTTGTTGTACAGACTGAAGCAGACTATATCAATCTTGGATTAGATGTTGGTGTATACTTTGGTGATCGCAAAGAGTATAACAAGACACATACTATCTGTACTTGGCAAAGTCTTAACAATCTGTTAAAGACTACAAGAGCAGGTGAAGCAGAGATCAACATCAAAGAGTTTATCGAAGATGTTGTTTGCGTCATGGTAGACGAAGTGCATATGGCCAAGGCTGATGCATTGAAGTCACTATTGACTGGACCCTTCAGTCACATTCCTATTCGTTGGGGACTCACTGGAACTATACCTAAGGCTGTGTATGAGCAAGTGAGTTTGCTTGTTAGCCTAGGTCCTGTCATCGGTAAACTCAGCGCGGCTGAATTACAAGAGAAGGGTGTGTTGGCACAATGCCATGTGAACATTGTTCAATTGAAAGACGGTGTTGAATTCTCAAACTACCAAAGTGAATTGAAACATCTATTAGAAGATGAAAAAAGATTAGACAAGATCAGTCAATTGATTGATAAGATCAAAGATAGCGGAAACACTTTAGTGTTGGTTGATCGCGTCAATGCAGGACGTGAATTGATATCACGTATACCAGATAGCGTGTTCATATCAGGCGAGACTAAACTAACCGAGCGCAAAGAAGAATATGATGAAATTAAAGTAAGCGCCAATAAAGTTATTGTTGCTACTTATGGGGTAGCGGCTGTAGGCATCAACATACCTCGCATATTTAATTTGGTATTATTAGAGCCAGGTAAATCTTTTGTTAGAGTTATTCAATCGATAGGTAGAGGAATTCGTAAAGCAGAAGATAAAGACCACGTAGAGATTTGGGATATCACAAGCGATTGTAAATTTGCTAAACGTCACTTGACGCAACGCAAAGCATATTACAAGGAAGCAAAGTATCCATTTACTCTAGAAAAACTTGACTATTGAACAGGAGTGTTGTAAAATAGCAACATGAGAATTTTAACATTAGATAACAAATATTACAATCTGGAAACATTACCAGATGAGATCGATGATCTACGATTTGCGATACTTGATAACAGCAATCCACAAAACGTTGACTATTTCTATATACCACTGATTTTTGTTGAGAGTTTCAACAGCGCGGCATTGGTATTGAAGATAGGCGACAAGACTATCAAGATGCCATTAGATTGGCAGATATTGATTGGTGAAAAAGAACATGGTGACTTAGAGACATTGCCATTAAGCAGTCTTAATGATCGCGGGTTCAACGCATTTGAATTTAACCCATTGAGTTCGTTTAGTCCTAGTTTTATGCCTATCGAAATCGTAGACATATATCATGATGTCACTTGGTATGCACCTAGACTACGTAATGGACAATTTTTATGTGTACCTATTGACGATGGTCCTGAACCCCGTTGTGTATATTTTGTTAAAGAGATCAGCAGAAATTGCGAGATCGTAGATTACAATCAAGTTTTTTAATGAGAGGAAACGTATAATGGCAACTTGGAAAGTAGAACCAACATGGAAGAAATCAATTATTGAGCGTAATTACCTCAGTAAAGATGGTAACACAGTTATGATAGAAACTGGCTGGCGATGGGGAGAGTTTACAGTTGAAACTGAAGATGACAATCCTCCTAACATTGAAGCAGGTGTAGATATCTATGATTGCGGGTATGAAAGTGAATTAGTTGAAACTAATGATGGGTGCTGGGAAGAACATGACTTTGATGAATGTGATGATGAAACACAAGAATGGTTAGAAGAATTCTTTGAAGAAGGTAATAGTTGGTTAGACCTCGAATGTGATCATGGTTGGTTGCAAGATGAATGCGAGATGATCATCGATTGTGACCTCAAGATCACACGCATCAATGAAGATGGTACTGAAGGCGAGTCATTTACAACAGGCGGGGATGAAGAGCCTAAAGAAGCGATGAAGATTGAACCAGGCGCACCGTGGCCCTTTGATAATGCTAAAAAGGAAAACGAATGAATTTTTTTAGAAAATGGTTTGCTAAACAATGTAAACGAGCATGGGAAGATAGCCATAATCTTATAGAAGCCGATGTACCTCAAAAGTTAGTTACTCCCGCTAGGTCTATTGATAGTAACGGTATGAATTTCACCGTTTATCGTGCAAATGGCGGGCATATAGTAGAAACTAGACAGTATGATAGAAAGCGTGATAATAATGATCATAGCCTGCATATCATCACCGATGACAAAGACTTGGGTGAAGAGATCGGTAAGATCATCACATTTGAACGACTGAAGGCATAACATGGCTAAAGCAAAGGTTTCAGCAGACGAGAAGTTTGAGAAACAGGATTTCGATCTGTTTGAAGCCTTGTCGGCATTAGATAAGAAAGACTATGGCTATTATGATCGACTGACTGATGAACAAAAACAAAAGTTTAATCCCTTTATGTTGATCAAATGGTTTAGTTATATCAAGGGCAAGACTGAAGCACAACAATACTATGTGTTAGCAGGCAACGAGTTCGCTAATAAACATATGTTCAATGAGATCGTAGGTAAACATCCTAAACTGCAATGGCTGATGTTGTGTTCTGCCAGCCCTGAGTTAGGCAAACAATTTCGTCAATGGATACCTCAGATAAGCGAACGTGTTAGTAAACTCAAAGACAATGCCAAACTAACCGACATACGTGAATACTATAGCAAGATATATCCTAAGGCTGATAAAGAATTAGTCGATGAGATATCGAAACTTTACGTAGCAGAACATAAAAAGAAAGTATACCTTGCACAAAAATTTCCAGAGATGAATTTCGATGACATTGAAGCACTTAGTAATTTCGTCACAGAAGATGACATCCAAAAATACGAAAAAGAACACGGCAACTGAACATAGTTGTGAATTTTGTGGTCGCTCTTTTATCAGAGAGAACACAATGCTCAAACACCTATGTGAGACGAAGCGTAGGTGGCAAGATCGTGACAAGCATGGTAATCGTATAGGGCATAATGCGTTCATGCAGTTCTACAGTAAGCACAGCAGGAAAGCAAAGAAAGACTACATGGAATTTGCGAAAAGCGCATATTACACTGCCTTTGTTAAGTTTGGTAACTATTGTGTGGAAGCACAAGTATTGAATCCTAGCAGATATGTAGACTGGCTATTGAAAGAACAGATTAGCATAGACAGTTGGAACCGTGATACTAACTATACTAAGTTTATCATTGATTTTTTAAAGTCAGAAGATCCATTAGATGCAATCGCACGTAGCATTGAGACATGCATAGTATTAGCCGAAACTGATAAGATTCAGAATAAAGATGTGTTGAGATACGGTAATCGTAACAAAATATGCTTTGAGATTACGAAAGGAAAGATAAGTCCATGGATGCTATATCATAGTACTAGCGGGTTAGAATTTCTAGGTAGCCTAGATTCTACACAAGAAAAAATGATCTTTGACTATATCAACCCAGAACAGTGGGCTATCAAATTCAAGCGTTCTCAAAATATCATAAATGAAGTCAAGGAGTTGTTGAATGTCGCAGGGTACTAAAGTCAGGCTTGAATGGCGCGACGGACGTAACAACACCGAGATGTGGAATGAAATTTGTGCGTGGTGTATAGATCAGTATGGTTTACCAGGTGGTAAATTCGAATGGCATCCCGATACGGATTACATGGATTTTTATTTCTATGATAATAAAGATGCTGTTCACTTTGAATTAAGATGGGGATAGATTGAATCAAGTGACTCTTTATATCGACTCTATGAAGACTATAGAAATAGTACATGAATTAAAAAAGATAGGTTGGGTACAGAATGTAGATTTTGATTTTGCGTTCCATCAAAGTCATTGGGATAATATGACCGGGAAGATCCCAAAACAGGCCGTGTTTACTTTTTACAATGAAAGCCATGCTAGTTATTTTTCCTTAAGGTGGGGATGATGCGTGATATAAAACCAACATTAGAATCAAAAGAAGGATACATGATATGGGAGAGTTTCATCCCAGAATTGTGTATCACAGATTTCAATAATAGATTGAAAGATTTGTATCCTGTACGTGCTAGTAGCAGTAAGAAAGTCTATGCTGAACGTGATGATATCAAGAACCTAGAAGATATTAGTGTGTGGTGGAGTCAATCTGTAACTGACTTTCCCGAAGTAAAGAAGATACAGAAGTATATCGACCCTATCATAGAACACAATCTGCCTAATCTAAAACATTATGCTAGCGATTGTGTATTCATCAACAGTGGTAGCACATGGGTTAATCCTCACGTTGACACACCCCATCGTTTCGATAAATGGAACTATGACAAGCGACTGTTGGGTGTGCAATGTATAGTGTCATTATCTGATTTGAATGAAAACAACGGCAGTACTGGATTGGTCCCGTTTAGTCAAAAGCGCGATTTCGATATACACAAGTGTTATAGTGGTAACTATGATCGCTGGTTTATGCAGAATGTCAAACAACATAATATGCCCCGCGGTAGTTTATTGATGTACAATTGTCGCGTGTTACATAGCAGTATGCCAAATAACGGGCAAATTGAACGCCCGGCTCTATTGTTCAATTACTTAGATAGTAGTATAATAGATGAAGTATCAGATATAGATAACGTTTGGACAAGCAATGGTAAACGTCCCTAAAAGTTTTCAGGATTATGATGACGATGATCCTGAATTTGAAAAGCGTCAAGCACGTTGGGACTACTATGAGACATTGAAAAAACTACGCAAAGAATTTACTGAAGATGGGCGTAATTTTGATGCAGATGAATTCATTGTTTGGATAGAAGAGAAGTATGGATTTAAACTGATACTAAATGACACAGGAATCACAGACAATTATACTGTGTCAGATAAAGAGAAGTATCTTATTTTTAGGCTGAGATATGATTAAAAGTAGTTTTGTTCCTGTTATTGACTATGCAGATGTGGTGGTGTATGAGAATCCACGTGACCATGATAGAGTTAAATTTGAGGTTAAAGATAATTGCGCAGAAGTGATCAAATGGTGTCGTAGAAACTTTGGGCAGAGGGGCGATGGATGGGACTTTTATGGTACTACTAGAAGTTATACTATAGAGATATGGTCTAGTAGATTGATAACAATGTATAGGATTTGGAAAGAATAATATGGCAAATGATATCATGATCGATATGGAGACACTAGACACAAGTCCTTATTGTGTCATCCTCACTATCGGTTGCGTTAGATTCGATCCATATGGCGATGGTGTAGTACAGAAACTTGAGTTGCGTCCTACTATCGAAGAGCAGACAGAGATTCACAATCGTGTGATCAATGACGATACGATTCGTTGGTGGGGTGAGCAGAGTCCTGAAGCGCAAGAAGAGGCTATGGGAGATATAGGACGTATTAGTTTTCGTGAGTGCATGGAAGAATTATATAAGTTTAGTTGGAATCGCAGAGCAGTGTGGAGCAACGGTGCGGCATTTGACGTTGTTGTAGCAGAGACAGCGTTCCGTCAAGTATTGAGTGATAGACCTAATCCTATTCCTTGGCCATTCTATACTGTGCGTGATACAAGAACACTGTATGAACTAGCCAATGTTAAATTGAAAGATGGCGGATACAAGACTACACACAAAGCAGTAGAAGATGCTGAACGTCAGGCTATCAAAGTGCAAGAAGCATATCGTAAGTTGGGACTGACTAAATGAAATTAGTTTATTTGAATGATTCAAATATACCTTATGCAGAGGCTGAAAAGCATTTTGATGAAGCCGCCGATTGGGCAAAACAAAACTGCGGTACTTTTATAAGTCATACTGTTCAGGATGTTAGCGATGTTTCTTATAACTACGATCACGTAGCAGAATATAGATTCCGTGA